CCATGAAATTAAAAATCTACCATCTTTATTAGGGTGAAATATAACCCTAGAATCTAGTATACCGTTTTCCCATTGGAAACTACCTCTTGTTAATACGTTCGTATTTCTTAAGTCTTCGTTGTAATCTATCTGCTCGTATATCTTTGTAAGATTAAACAATGACTGTTTTGTTTCATCTCTAAATGCGTGTTGCTCTGTTCTTGGAAATTGACGATAGTATTCGTTTAATGCATCGGAGTCATTTTTTAAACCATCAACTTCATTTTGCCAGTGTTCAATAACACCATAATCTATTTCGTTTCCGTCAATTCCTTTGATTGTTGTTTTTGGAGTGTCGAAGACAGGTAAGCCATAAGTATCAATGAATCCCTCGTACGACCATTCCATAGGTATGAACAAACTATATAATCCTGAGCTAGTCTGTCCATTGCGGTTTCTTTTCGTAACATCTGAATCATAATATAGTTTTTTAAAATTGTCTCCTCCTTTATCTAAAGCGTTTGACGTTGAGCCCATCATACACTTACCAATAATCCTACTACCTAATCTTAAGCAGGTTTTGGTGACTCTCCAGTTGTTTAATATATTATCAGGCCTTAACCATTTACCACTTTCATCGTGAACTAGTAATTTAAGTTTTTCACCATCATATGAGTTATCTCCTGTATTTTTCCAATCTATTGTTGTATCAAGGCCTTCAAGTTCTTCAGGATTTTCTTGGCTATCTAGTTTTCTTCTTGTAAACTTTGAAGCAGGTACCCTATAAGCGAGTTCTGTTTTTGGTCTATCCATACCATCTTGTATGGGTTTAAAGAAGAAAGGATAGTTAAGAGAGATTGGAACAACTTTGTCAGTGAACATTGTTTTAGCGTCTGCTCCAGCTTTTGATAAAATTCCAAACCTTGAATCGCTTGATATAGTAGCTTGGTTAACTAATTCTGCAGACGACATAAAAGAAAACCCGGAACGTCTATTTTTTAAATAACACATTCCATAACATCTTGGATCTGCTTTACAAGCTTCCCAAAATATAAAAAATAATCTATTTGATTCTCTAAAATCAGGCGCTCCAACATCTATCTTGCTCCATTGCAAGTACATATAGTGTGTACCCGTTATATATGTAGGTATTCCATTATTGTAGAATGAAAAACCTTCTTCTCTATATTTAAATTCGTTATCAACATAATCATACCATTTTTCTTTAAAACTGTCAGGGTATTTATTCCAATCAAATACACTCTTTATTTTTTCAAGTTCTTTTGGTATTTTTAATTGCTCCCAATATTGCTCTTCTTTCTTTGTAGATCTTTTAAAAGATTCGTCAATTAAGGGCAAAGCAATTCTTAAATTCTGTATCTCGTATATTTCTCCAATCTTGCCAGTCTTGCTTATAATAATTACATCATATTCTTTATTATAACCATACTTCCATTTACTATATCGGTTTTGTTGTTTGATTACCGATTGTTTAATATAATTAGGTAATACTTTATAAAGTGTTTGTTCGTACATTACTTAGACCTCCCTTCTGCAAAACCTTTAAAAGTTTTTATTGTAGGGTCTTTTTCTTCCTCTTCTAGCATACGGGTTTCATCCTGTATTCTACTTAAGATTTCAAAAGCATCAAATATGGCTAACTTTTTTGTTGCTGCAGCATTCTTTAATTTATCTGCTGATAAATCATCATCCCCATTATCTAAGATAGCTTCCTCTGCAACTTTAATTAACTCAAGAACTGCTTTGTGCCCAGCTTGGATTATATTCTGCTTCGTTTCCTTTATATTCATATTTAATTACAATATCATTTGATTTCATACAATATAATCTTTCACCATCAACTATAAAGTCATATTCACCATAAGGTTTATATCCTACTAAGTCTCCACGATTGATTTTAAGCTCATTTAAGGAACTATTGTCATATTTTAGTATTCCAATAAGTCTTTGTTCTTTATCTAGCTTAAAATGATCTATATTTTTTAATGGCTTTACAAAGCACCGGTCGCCAACAGTATTCCATTTACTATCTTGCTTATATAAATATATTTGATCCAGTTCACAAAAGTATAGATCTTCCATAAGATATGAACGGCTATTCTTTTGCTTTCCTCTAATGTCATAAAATCTTCTAAATACATTATGGTGTATAATAACTAAATCTCCTACTTTTATATCAGTATTTTCTACTGCTAATGGAATGGCTACGACCTCTGCTAGATTATTTACAGATTTAAAACTTTCAATCGATGTATTAGTAATTAACTCCTTATCTCCGACTGATACTTTATTATCATATCGATTACCAACTGGTCTTACTAGATAACTAAATACACTTCTCATTAGTATTCTAAATCATATTCTACTGCAATTGCCATATTAATATTAAACTTTTTCCATGGCATTACCTCATCATTTTTCTTTATATGTATGCTGTAAGAACTATCAGTGGAATCAAAAAGTATATGGGAAATCTCATGTCCCCCATATACCATTTGTCCTACTGAATAATGCATTGCATTGTCTTTATAATCAGTACCAATACTTATTTTTCTTATAACTTGGTCCACGATTATTCATCTTTTTTCTCAATTTCGGTATATGAACCGTCTTCAAGATTAATATTTATAGCACCATACTCTTTTTCAAGTTCAACTTTAGTATCCTCAATTTCTTTATTAACCTCAGCAATCTGATGTAATAATGAGTGCTTTTGTGATTCTAGCACTCCAATATTGGACAGCATCATATTTAATGCTTTTTGTTGATCTACAATTTTGTCTAATTGTTCCTTTGTGATTTTGTTTTCCATTTTTATTTAATTTAATTATTTTTTAAACATTTTAATATATATTCCTTATTTTTTAACTTGTTTTTTTCCGCCAGCCCCTACTTGTGAAGTTTGCATACCGTATAGCCTAGCAACCCTTCCGTAATTTCGCGCAATATTTAGGTGCTCCTCTTTTCTTCCTTGTGTATTAATACTGTCATTTACAAATTGTTTACGAAGATCCTTATCACCCATTCTTGATGCCTGCGATGGTTTTAGATAATCCTGACTAGGGAAAGCATCGGTTCTGCCACCTGGCATTCCTGCTTTAGATAGTTCTTTTTTACCATCGCTTGTAAGAACTCTATCTCTGGATCCTTTTCCAGCTCCTGGAACATATTTTTTATCAAAATCTGTAATACTGCCCTGACCTGTAAGAAAATTATAATTAGTACCAAAATTTGAGTAAGTTCCCTTGCCTGCCAAGTTTTTATATAAATCAATTTGAGCGTTTGTGTATCCTGCTTTATCCTTATCTTTTAAGCCTTGGTTGTGTGCTGCAACCTTTTTGTCTTTAGCAGCCCCTTGCGCTTTAATATAGGCTTTCATTTCAGCGTCATCAACATTTTTTTTTGGTGTTGTTTGTGTTGGTGTAGCCGCTTTTTTTGCTGGAGGAGTTGTTGTAGCCGGTTTTTTTGCGGCCATTTTTTTTGTTGCCATTTTTTTTAGTTTGTTTAGTTTTTATTTACTCTTGTATATATTAATGCTCCTGGGAAGTCACTATTAACATCTAAAGCCATAGTGTTTTGATTTAAAATAGTAAATGTTGAAGTTGCTTCAAAGTCTAACTCTTCAAATACGGTTTTTAAATAAAACTTATTGCCTACTATTTTTTGTTCTAAAATAGTTAAAGGATCACCTGTGTAAGATGAAACCTCAATTATTCTTAATTCATTGTTGCCTGAAACATTAAACCATATTTCAGTACCTTTTCCGTTAGAAGTCCATTGCCCCTTTAAAAACTCATTACTCATTTTTTGAGCGTTAGCAAAAGAGAACATAAAAAATAAACCCAGTAATAAAAATAATTTTTTCATAATATATTTGATTAAAGTTATATATTATTATTATTACGCGTATTTATTCCTTTTTATAAACCACTAGTTATTACCGCTTTCGTTTTCGTTATTGTTATAAAAAACTTTATTAACTAATAATTTAGGGTTATTAAGCACTTCTTGTCTTTTTGAACAGCCACAGTCTTTGTATCCAAGTATCTTTGATAATTGCTCAACAGTAACATCAGCTTTAATAAACTTAGCTATTTTGGCAATATCGTCTCCTAACCCTCTTGATTTATTGCCTTTTATCATTGTTACTTTCTTTTAACTTTACCGTATTCTTTTTTTTGCTCAGCTTTTGATTCTGTTTTTTCGTGCTTTTTCATTGCAGTTTTAGAAGCATACTTTTCTCCGGTCTTTTTTTCCATTACTTTTTTCATAATTATTTCTTTTTAGTTTTAGCTTTTATTTTTTTTGCTTCTGAAAGCATTGCTTTGGTTGGTTTTTTACCACTACCTTTATTTTCTCTAATGTTATCCCAAAGCCCACGTCTTGACGTAGATCCATCTTTTCTTTTTAACAGTTCCATTTGTCTAATGCTAATTTTTTTCTTGTAGGTTCACCATTTGGTTTTTTCATAGGACCAGGCATACCAGACATTCTAGCACAAAAAGATTTCCGTCTTTTAGCATCCTTACTGCCTGCCTTTAATTTAGAAGGTTTTGTAGTAACTGCTGTTTGCAATTTACTACCTGGGTTTTCTTTTCTATATGAAGCTACTCCTTTAGCGTTTAACCCGCCTTTAGGGTCCTTACCCTCTTTACGAGTCCATGCCGCTGTCTTTGCCATTTTTATTTTGTTTTAAATGAATCCACTTATGTAATGTATAACCTATAGATACTAAAAGCAAGGCTATTTTTAAGTATGTCTCTATATTAGTCATACTTAACATTAATGATGTGCCGTTTAGTAAATATATTCTTGCATCTGTAATATTCACCTTATCTCATTTTAGCACGTTGCGTAATAGGCATACTAAGAGGAGCATCGCAACTGCAATCTCTTTTTAGTTTTATACCATTTTTGCCATTGCTAGCTCCCGGTTTCATTGGGTATCCTGCAGTATCTAGAGGTCCGTCCCATAAATGATTTAAACCTGATGTTTTAGGTTTTTCTAGTTTCATCAAATGAGGATCATTAATATCAGGTCTGTACATAATATAGTTATTTATAAGGTTGATAAATTGTATTTTGGAGTTACTGTCGTTTTAACATCCATTGGTGGCTGTTGTGGGGTAGACATTTGTCTGTCAAATGAACCCTGCATTGGAGCTCCATACATATTGATCATTGACTGCTGATCTCCAGGTGAAAATGGAACCGGTGCTCCTGTTTGTTTAATTCCAGGATTAAATAACCTAGGATCCCCTGAAGCAGGTTGCATTGGTGTTTGTGTATTTGTAACTCCTATATTATTCATAATCGGTATTTTTATTTGCGTTGTTTATAGACTTAATCAATACTGTATCCATATAAGTCTTTCCTTTCATTATCTTATTGCTTCTTGGACTTGTTGGTATTTCTTCTTCGCCAATCATTATTCTGTATATGCGATTTATTAGCATCCTACACTTAAAAGAAACTTTATATATATTGTATTTTTGAGTTGTGCGATTTCTATTTCTCCATACAACTATCCAGCCTTCTTTTAATAAATTATTCCAACGTTTATTATCCCAACTATAAGCATATGTGCCTATCTTGTAATCTTGCTTTGTAAAAAAATCCATGCAATCAAAATAGATCAATAATTCTAAATCCGCATCGGTTAAATTATTATTTCTGCATGCCCACCTACGAATTATCCTATAATGTTTTAATATGTTACCGCTTCTAAGATCACCGGGTTCTAAACGTTTCATAGTTTAACAACAATATCATCTATTTTTATTAACCTATAATCTTTATCTACTCCTTCAAGCATATGACCAGCAACCATATCATATAATATCTTAGTGCCTGGTTCTAATCCTAATATAGGCATTCCTATTGATATAATTTCTGCTTCCCTATATCTTATGTCCTCTCTGGTTTTATTATCCATTAGAAGTCCTTTTTCGCTTTTGCTTAAAATATCTTTTTTAGGCAAAACTATCACATATTTACCTATTGCTTCCATCAATTCTTAAATTATTGATTACACAATCGGTTGACAATATAGTTATAGCTACAGATGCTGCATTTCTTAATGCACTTTTAGTAACAAGCAATGGATCTATTATGCCAGCCTCAATCATATTAACAGTTTCTCCTGTTATTACATTTAGACCGTATCCTACTTTTGATATTGCTTCTAAAGGGGCATTGTCTATACCTGCATTATCTAGTATTGTTCTGAATGGCGCTCTAATAGAATCTAGTAATATTTCTTCTCCAAGTGAGAAGGTATCTATACTGTGAGAAGCATTTAATAAAGCAATTCCTCCTCCTGGTACAATACCCTCTTTAATCGCTGCCTTGGTTGCACAAATAGCATCTTCAACCCTATCTGCTTTTTCTCTAAGTTCTATATCTGAATTAGCACCTACTTTTATTACAGCAATTTTAGCGGATAACCTAGCCAACCTTTTTTCTAGTCGTATTACTTCGTTAGGTTTTTTGGCTTTTGATATGTCCCTTTTTATATTTAGGATAATATTATCCACCTCTTCTGTTTGCTTATTAATTTTTAGTATTGTTTCTTGATCGTATGTTATACTTTTTATACAATTACCTAAATGCTCAGGCTGTATTAAATCCATATCATCACCAAGATCTTCGTTTATAACCGTAGCCCCTGTTAATAGAGCTAAGTCATATATTGTATCTTTTTTATTTACCCCGTATGTAGGAGCGTTTATAACATTAACTTTTAGATTACCTTTAACCTTATTCATAGCCAAAGCAGCTATAACCGGTTGATCTAAATCTGCGATAATCAGTAATGCTCTCTTTTGTTCTATTGCATATTCTAATACAGATCTTATTTGTCTTATATTAGTTACAGGTGATTCAATTATTAAAACTAATGGATTATCTAATTCAGCAGCTTTAATTTCTGGGTTGGTAACAAAATGTGCATTAACCAAACCTTTATCATATTGAACCCCTTCTACTATTTCAACTTCTGTTTCCGGTAAAACCGAATGTTCTAGCATAACAACCCCTGTATTACCAACTGCCCTAAAAGCATCGCCTATTATTTTACCTAAATATGGATCATTGTTAGCTGATATTGTTGCAATCTGATCCAGCATATTATCATCAACAGTTATACTTATTTTTTCTAAATAATCTATTACTTTATCTACTGCTGATATTATACCTTCTTTTATTTTTCTTTCATTTGGATTTTCAACCGCATGAGCATTCTTTAAAATAGAGTGTGCTAATATTGTAGCGGTTGTTGTTCCGTCCCCGGCTTCTTTAACAGTCTTGCGTGCAGCCTCTTTTAAAAGTCGTGCTCCCATATTTTCTATAGGGTCCAATAGTATAATACTATCCGCTACTGTTACACCATCTTTTGTAATAACTGGATTACCAGAACTATCTTCAAGCATCACGCATTTACCACTAGCTCCTAATGTAGAACTAACAGCTTTAGTTAGTTTTGTTATCCCTTCGAATACTTTATTCCTAGCCTCATTTCCAAAGCTAAGATTCTTTACAATTGCATCTGTCATGTTGTATTTAATTTGATTTAATTTTATAACAGTATTATTACGTAATTTTTACGGTTTTTAGTTAACCTTGCCCTCTTGATAACTTCTTATAATTTTTAGACGTTTTTAAATTAGACGTTTTAGCTTTAGCATGAATGCCCGGTCTCGCAATATTTTTTACAACACGTTTAACAACCACGGTTTGTTTCGCCATAATAAATATATAATTAATATTAATAATATCCACCAAAAAAAGCTCCAATAATTTTGCTCTTTATCAATTATTTTTGTTTTTTCAACTTGATGTTCTTTTGTTTCTACTTTAGATGTTGCTACGGAGTCAATACGCTTAATATTAGACTCTTTTTTGTTATTTGTATATAATGTATTAGATTTATTTTTTTTAATCTTTAAAACAACATTTTTATAACTTTTGCCGTCAACTATAATTGTTTTACTCGAATCAATAGGGGTTATAATAACCTCACTACTATCTATGTTTATAACAACTTTTGTAGAATCTGTTTTATTTGTAGTATCTATTTTTGTAACTACAACCTTTGTTTCCGCAATACTATCTTTCTTTATATCGGTTTTATCAACTAATACTTTTCTTGAAGAACAAGATATAAATACAATACTAACTAAAATAAATAATAATTTTTTCATGTTTTAATCTTTTACTTGAAAATGCATCCAATCATAATTTTTTTCTCTTCCCATACTTTCAAACCCATGTTTGTAAAATATGTCAATCATTGGCTTATATTCCATACGAGCAAACCGAGCTGTTTTCGATGTTTCTCTTAATAAGTTCCTGCTTGGGTTTAAGTCAATAGCGCACCCCCAACTATGAACACTCAATTTAGTTCCACCGCGCATTAAACGGTAATTAAAGCAACCACCATAATCATCAATCTTCAAATCACTGATTGCATCTTGCCCATAAAATTCCAATATATCATTAAAGATCGCGAGCAGTTTATCAGCAACCAATTTATGGCAACGGATTTTATTCACTTTTTTACCGTCGTAATACATAGGGTAAGGCAAAGTTATTGGTACAAGATACCCTTTACCGTCTTTATTTGGCGTTCCGTATTTATCTATAAGTTCTTTTTCAGTTATCATCGTTATTGTTTTTCATTCTGGAATAAACAGTAACAGAGTCTAATATTGTTTGACTGCTTAAATATGTAATTGCAATCAATGTCCAGTCCGACGACTCTAAGTCCGCAAACATTAATAAGCCGCTGGCTATTAAGAAAACAAATAATTTTCTACTTATCCATTTATTTATTAATGTGTCTAAATTTTTTCTACTCATTTTTTTAAAAAATATTTTAAATCGTTTAATACTAAAAGCATTGATATGATACAAGTGCTAATTATTAGCCACTTTATATCTGGAAGCCAAAGACTAAATAATCCGCCTGCAAACGTGCCAACAGCAGTCCTTACTATGTCCATGCAGTCAAAATAAGACTTTATAATTACCGCTTGAGCCCATTCCCAAAAGAATCCTATCATTGCGCCTATAAACGCGGAGGCTATAGGAACTCCTATAATTTTTGAATCTAATGTGTATTCCGAAAAATCTGTAATGCTGCCAATTAAATACATAATGGCAAACCCAATAAAAATGTGAAAACTGTCTCTTAATTTCATGTTTATAATTTTAACCCGTTCCTAAACTACTCAATTTTCTTGATGGATTACCAAATATCCATCCTGTGTTTCCTGCAACATTTGTTGAATTAATAGCATACCATGTATTAGTTGGTGTTGCTGCTGACCTTGTTATAGATACGTTATTGCATATTACTAATCCTGGATTAACTTTAATTAAATTAAAAGTAATTCCAGTAGATGTTGAATTTATATTTGTGTTTGCCGAAGAACTCCCCACAGCAAAAGTATCATATATATAAGTGGTTGTTCCTGCTGTGAACGTAAGTGTTTGTGATATACCTCCAGTGTGGTATAATCCATCAAAAGTATTGCTGCCTGTTATAATTACTTGATTTGTATTTATTGCTCCTCTTCTTATGAATAATCTTCTATAATATAAATCTGCTCCTGCAAATGTTATAGCTGTTGCAGAAGTATTAGTTATGTATATATCTAATGTTGATGTAGACCCAATAATAGTTCCTCCATTTACAACATTCCATACTGTACCAGTACCTGTTAAAGTCCAAGAACAATTGAGTAAATCAAGGTATCTAGTATTAGCACTAGCCGTTGAAACAAATGTTGTAGATGAAAATGTAGAATTTTCAGAGTATAAAGTTCCTGATGTAAATGTAAATATTCCTGTTAATGTAACAATATTATTTCTAATATCCGCTATGCCATTACCTACAGTAAATGTTGTACAATTTATATTTCCAGTAGAATTAAAATAACCATTAGTTATTGCAATTGTTTGGCAAGTTAACGCTCCAGTATGATAAAAACCGCACCCACTTCCATTATTTAATGTTATTGATGTTGTTACATTATTAGTGAGCCCGTATAATTCAATATTACCTATTGCAAGATGAGAAACTGTGGCTGCTGAAAAATTACCATTTACTGATATAGAATTAGCAACAGCGGGGTTATTTGCTAAGGACAAAGTTCCTGTTAACGTAAGAGATGAATTAAAACCACTTGAGGTTGCTGACGTAGACGTATAACTTGTTCCATTAAAATTTCCTATAAATGTAACGGAATATGCTGAAGTAACAGTAAATGCAGCATTAGAAGAAAAACCATCAAAATAATAAAATGTTGAGTTGGCTAAAACAGATGAATCATTTAGAGTACAAGTACCTGTTACTAAGGATTTTCCATTTAATAATACATTCACAGAATAAAAAGTATTACTTGTAAAAATTAAAGAAGGTGTTAAAGTAGGATTACCCGCGGAAGGAGCAATAACCAAACCATCAGTTATAGTTAATGTTTGTCCTGTAGCATTACTCCAAACTGCATTTGTGCCTGCTGAAAATTCTATTGAAAGTATTGTTGCAGTTGAAAATGAAATAGGAGCTCCTCCTGTATTTGTAACATATATAGGATATAATGCAGATGTACCTGCTGCCAATGTTATAGCTCCTGAACCTGAACCTGCTAAATACACTCCACCACCATAATTAGGATAAAAAACAGAATTAAGTGTTAATGATTTGGCTGTTGCTGATGAATTAGTTACATAGATATTGCCAATAGTAACAGTTAAATTTGTAGTTGTTGTTGCAGTAGCAAGTGTTCCTGTGCCTGTTAAATATAAAATATTGGTTATAGTTATATCTCTGGTATTTGAATTTGAAGATGATATTGATGAACAATAAACATCAGTACTATTTAATTGCCCTGCTGTAACTGTAATTACACCTGTAGTTCTTAAATTATCTGAATTAAGCCCTCCATTAGGTGCGTTTATTGTTATTGCTCCTGTTAAAGATTTATTATAAGGATTATTAATATAACCAAAGTACCCTACTGCATTGGTGTATGATAAAGCGGGTGATGCTATTATAGTAATATTTTGTCCAATATTCATACTTAAGACATCATCAGCGTTCCAAGTAAGTGTTTGTGAAGCAACGTTGTTCCAAACCATATTACAAGTTGGATAATATAGTCCTAAATCAAAAGTCCCAGCTATATTTGAATTACCAAATGAAAAAGAAGCACCTCCAGTATTTTGAAAATATAAATCTTGAAAATTACCTGTAAGAGTATACGAACCTGTGCCTGCTCCTGTTATATAAAAAATTTGTCTGAATCCATAACCACCCGTGCCAGACGATGCCGTATGGGATACCGTTTTCGCAGAAGAAGAGGTATTTGTAATATATGTTGCAGAAATAACACTTCCAAAGTTAGCACCAGAAGCACTCCAAACAGTTCCTACTCCTGTTAAGTATACATCAACATCAAGCACTCTTGCAGCATTACCTGTTGACACAAAAAATCCAACTGACAGGTCAGTCGGGGAGAATGTTTTAGTAACTAATCCAGCGCTTAAAGTAAAGGTGTTTATTGAGGACATTGTAAGATTACCATTCAAAAATAATATCGCACTTACATTATTTACAGTTATATTAAATGTAACTATTTTTCCATTTGATGTAAAATTAGAAACCCCATTACCCAATGTTGCCGTCCCTGAATATGTTAAAGTCATAGAGGAACTTAATGTAATATCTCCTAAAAAAGATAAATTAAAAGTTCCAGCTAATGTGCCTGTAAACCCTGTAAAGTTTATTGATAAACAAGTTGCATTTGCAGCAATAGTAATAGTGCCACTACCTGATGCTGCATCTATTACAACATCATCAGCAGCTGTAGGAACTCCTGCAAGGCCTCCGGTTCCTCCAGAACCATTGTACCAATTTCCGGCTACTGCCCAGTTATCACTACCATTAGCGGCTTTATACCAATACTTTAATGCCATGTTATACTACAGGTTCTTCTGTTGTTGGTTCTTCTGTAGGTGTTTCAGGAACTATAGGTGTTAATGCTTCTGTTAATCCTAATTGTTCTAATACGTAAGTTTGTATTACAGAATCGTCAGTTCCCCATTCAGATACTACACTATTTGGTATTGTTGTAGAGCCGCTAAATGAATTTGAATTTCCAATAAGTTTCCAAAATACTTCTACTGTTTCAGGAAATAATGGAAATGCGTTAACTGTTATTTCTATAGAGTTTGCTTCCCAATTTAATGGATAAGTAATTACGTTTGTAGGTTGTAAATTTGTCATAATATTATTTATAAAATATGTTAATTACTAAATCATTAGCAGCAACTCCTGTAGCATCTGAATCAGCTAATCCCGTTACTGTTGTTATCGCAATACCGGTTGTGAAGTTTATACCATCAGGAAGTGAAACGTTAGCAGCGGATAAAGGTGGTATTACCAAAGCCATTACTACGCCTGTTCCTGCAGTAGGTGTAGTGGCTATATTATGAAAAGCAACTTTTCTTGCAGAGCCATTAGAGTTGTATATGTACCATCCATTTACAGTTCCGGCACTAGCTTTAATAACTGTGGGGTTAGTACCACTTGCTGATACTATATCAAAATAAGTTGAAGGTGAGACAGGTGTATATGCCATAATTATATAATATTCCAGTTAGCCCCATCGCTAACCAATGTTAATGATAAATATTGAACTCTTATTGGAGCCGTTAAACTTCCATCTATTGTTTGAGAAGAAGTAGTATCAACTGTTATGACTTCTGTTCCTACATTTTTTATAGTATATAGGTTTTGATTTCCAATAGCAGTAGGTAATGTTATGTTTATTGTTCCCGATGCTAAATACACATAATCTGTACTTGCCGCACTTCCAGCACTAGTATTTGTAGAAACTACGTTTATAGATTTTCCTGACGCTGTTATTGTCCAACTTCTATCTGCTGTTAAATCATAAGTTGTTCCATTAATTGTTAATGTCCTTGCATCTGTAACAGGTGTATATCCAAGTATTGTTGGTATAGATGCTGTTTTCCATTGCGAAGGAGAAACAGTATTGTCATACCATAATGTATCATTTAAGTTTGGGCTTTGTGCCTGTACATTATGTAGCTCTTGGAGCTCATATCCGTTTTGTACCCGAACATACATTCTACCTGCCGCTCCGTTACTTGCTGTTGTTACAACCCCAAGATACACTAAGTGATTAGGCGCGTATGGTTTAACATTTGTAATGCTTCCATTAGTTGCTCCAAGATATACAGCATCGCCATCCGCCCAAGTTGATGTTGGTAGAATACTTAATCCATCTAACAAACCTTGCATCATTATAAATCCTTTTTGATTAGCTGCAATGGATGTAGATAAAACTAATCCAACTGTCTGTGCTGAAGTGGCGTCTCCTGTATTATTTGCTCTCTTGACAGTCATTCTATCTCCTGTTCCACTAAAAGCATATACAGGCATACCCTTCGTTATTGTAACAGAGTCGTCATTTGTAACATAAGCTATAAGTGAGTTTGGAGATATTCCAATTACCTGGAATTCAGCAAGTGCTGAATTATAAATACACAGCATCTCTCCTCCGTTTCCAATGTCTCCACCTAAAAGCGGACCATCATTATTTCTATAAAGAGGTATTGCTCCAAGTCCATTAATATTTAGTGTAGCACCTGTGGTATTACCATTTGTAAATCTTATCAAATAAGCGTCGGCATCATTATAAGCAGTTACTCCTGTAACTGTTGCAGTATATGTATCAGTGCCTGATGCCGTTGCGTGAGGTATTCCGCTTGTTGTTGGAATATCAGATAGCAAAGCTATTGTGCCACTCGCATTTTGAAGCGTTTGAGTATTTGTACCAGTAATAGTAGCAGGTGATTTTAAATAAAGATTATTACCACCACCATCTGAAAATGAGATATCATTACTTGTAGATATTGTAATTTGTCTATTTGTAATATTATTAGAAAGAGAAATATAACCATTTGCTAAAATTACTGAAAGAGGTGACACTCCACTTTGAAGATATATTGCATCTGTAGTAGTATTACCTGCTGTTGTAACCTGTTGAAGTGTTGGAATAGCTGCACTTGGAAATGTAGCCAATGTACCATCTCCTCTAATATATTGAGATATTGTACCTGTTGGATAAGGATAATATGTTGTAGTATCTAACGCAAATGTTCCAACGCCTGTCATTTTTACAAATGGTGTACCTGTAGTCCATGTTGGATAGTTTAATGCTCCCCAAGTGCCTATGTCAGAAGTTAAAGCTAAAGTACCTGAAGCATTAGGAAATTGCCAAGTTTGTAGGGTAGTTACATTGTCTATCCTTAAATTTCCACCGCCTAATAAATAATTTGAAAAACCTATACTACCATCTTGATAAATATAAACATAATCGGAAAGATTAGTTACTTGCAGTCCTGAATAAGGCTGATATAAAAAATTATAATTACCGTCATAATTGTCACTTATACCAACCTGCCATCCGTCTGAAACAAAATTACCGGAGGTTATACCTCCTACTGTTATTAAGTCAGTAGTTACACTGCCTTCGTCAGTTACCTCTTGAAGCGTTGGGGTACCTACTACTGGCACATCTGATAATAAAGCAACAGTGCCTGATTTATCTGGAAAGTCCCATACTCGATTAGCTGTTATGCTGCTTACTTCAAATGAACCTCTATAACCTGATGAAGAGAAAGAACTAAACATATCTCTTTGTGCTCTGAATACTTCGCCATGTGTAACTGTATTAAAAGAAAATCTATTCTGGTTTAATGCAATGTTACCATAGTCCGCTACAGGCGTATCATATAAATATAAACTGCCTACCTTGGCATCTAATAACGATGCGTTCCCAACCTGTAGCACATCATCCAAAGATACATTCTGTTTAATAAACCCTGTTAAATCCGCAATACTAAAATTCTTTGTTGCATTTTTAGGCTGGCCATTGACAATCTTCGTGGACGTGCCAATAAGCATATCCTCTGCAAGCAGTATTGAATTTAAAGGATAATTATATATTATAGCCATTACTAGTTGTATACTCTTATTTCTATTGGAGTCAAATTTAGTGCTCCATTAGTCTTTACTCCTGAAATGCCAGTCCCTACATTAACAGTATCATTATTAAATCTTAAAACTTTTAATTGAGTACTTTGATCCGCTAATCCAGAAAAATATGTTTTATTATTAATAAAAGCTCCTGCTAACGTGCCTAAATATTCCCCTGTACTACTATAAGTCCAAATAATATTCCCTCCTAAAGTATTTTCCAATACAGTAGCAACAGGAGCGTTTGTTCCTGTTTGAGTTAATAAGGCCGTATATACTTTATATTTAGTCAAAGCAATAGTTCCGTCTTCATCAGGTAATGTATAAGTTCTTTGAGTTGTTAGAGGATTAGATATTATTGCTGCTCCATTTGCTGCGTTTTTCAGTATAAGAAAAGAACCATTATCGCAGGCAAACATCTCATTACCACTAGATCTGCGTACCACAAAATAATCATCTGCCATACTAATACTAGCATATCCTGCGTTAGGTCCGTCATACAAAAACAATTCTGCTCCATATACTGTTCCATCATCTGCTAATTTTGCTCCTCCAGCTGTATATATATCATTGCTTCCAATATTAATCGATCCTGTAGCTCCAGTATAAGGAACGTAATCTAATAGATCATCTGTTAAAGCAATAACCCCATCCGCATCTGGTAACTCATAATTTCTATTAGTAGAACCAGTAAAAAATATGGTTGCAGAGTCTCCTCCATTTTGATATACCGTAAGATAGCCATTGTCAATATTTAATATAGTGTTCCCTGAGGCTGCAGATACTTCAAAAACATTTGAATTTAACCTTAACGCACCATAGTCATCCGATTCGGTGTCAAAAATATTCAATTGCCCTATATAAGCGTCTAACAATGATACATTATTATTATCTAGAACATCATTAAGGGTTACAAACCCACGCGCAAATGAAGCAAGGTCACCAGCAGTGTAGTTCTTAACCACACGCTGGCCATTATCCATTTCGCTACCTAAAACCCAACTATCGTTTGTTACCTCATCCGCTAACGGATAACTATATATTATTGCCATTATTTTTTAGTGTTAGTTATTTTATATTTTTTACCACTCTCTTTTTTAGTACCCTCTCCATCATTACCACGATTCTGCTTCACACTCTCAAATCTTCCGTCTTTGTGATCGTAGTCTTTATCCTTGTTACCAGGGTTTTTACGATGCATCCTTTGTGAGTGCGCTTTCTTTATTCTCCTATCATCGGTTTTTGCATATCGTAAGTCTCTTTCCGCTTTTGCCTTAGCTGCTTTCGGAGATAATTTCTGTGCCATATTACTAAATTTAGTTATAGTATATACTATCACGTATAAATACCAATTCTTAAAATAAAAAAAATAGCGACATTAGCCTATTACTATTATATTTAACTACCTAACGTCACACTACTAATGTATCATATTATGTACATTATTAATCTTTTTGTATATAATAATGTACGTTTTGAAAAAAATATTATTACAAATATAGAAGTAAGGGGTTATATACTATTTTCTAACAACAACTTTCAAAAGGAAAATGAATCTGTTTTGACCCACCCCCCGACTTGAAATAGAAAAATCGTAAAACGTTTCGGCTTTTCGTATGGCGTGGCATAACGGTTCCAGCTATTATGTTTGACGATTGCATACATATGCATCGATCCGATTGCATGCGTGTGCACTGGATAGTATGTTATACGATACGATACGATATGTGCGCATGTGTATGGTATGTTGTACGATACGATAGCAAGCGAAGCGCAGCAACGCGAAGCGTAGCGTATAGCATACGCGTATAGCACTTACAGTCTGAGCACGATGAGTGAATGATAATATATATGAAGATAAATAATAATAATATAAATAAATAAATTATGGAATTTAACAGATCAGAATTAACAGGATTATTAAATGGATTAAAGGCAGATAGCCGCAGACAGTTATTACCGGAGCTGGAAGATCAGATCGCTGATACCTATGGGGTATTGAACGATAACGATAATCAGATCGAATGGTTGGAGTTTATAATCAAGAACTATGCCTAGCCTTCGGGCACCTACAAAACAACCACGAAGTATAAATGATAATATAAATGAATAACAAATTAAATATAAATATTATGAGAAAGTTTAAAAACACAGGAGAGATTGTATTGTTCACTTACCAAGCTGCATTAACCGGATTGTTTGTATTCGGGTTCGTTAGAGTAGTGATCGGATTGATTGCTGGTGAATTCGCTAATGTATCGTTCGGTATCTATAACTAAACAATAACCGATAACGGATCCGGTAACACGGATCTTTTTTACTCCGTGCGACGGAATTGGCAGGCGGAGCCGTGCTCAATACGCGGAGCGTAT